CGGCGAAACCGGTGCAACTGGACGCACTGGATATACTGGCGAAACGGGTTATACAGGTGCAACTGGATTCACCGGCGAAACCGGTGCAACTGGACGCACAGGATATACTGGCGAAACGGGTTATACAGGTGCAACTGGATTCACCGGCGAAACGGGACTTACGGGTGCAACTGGAAACACCGGCGAAACTGGTTATACAGGCGCAACTGGAGTGAAGGGAGAAACCGGTGCAACTGGACACACGGGATACACAGGTGAAACTGGATATACGGGTGAAACTGGATGCACCGGCGAAACGGGAATTACGGGTGCAACGGGACATACTGGCGAAACAGGTTATACAGGGACAACCGGCGTGAAGGGCGAAACTGGTTCAACCGGAGCAACAGGAGCAACGGGAGAAACTGGTTCAATTGGACAAACTGGTTCAACCGGAGCAACGGGACCTACTGGAGAAATAGGAGCAACAGGAGCAACGGGAGAAACTGGTCCAATTGGACAAACTGGTTCAACCGGAGCAACAGGGACTACTGGAGAAACTGGTCCAATTGGTTCAACCGGAATAACAGGTGAAACTGGTTCAATTGGACTAACCGGATCTACCGGTCAAACAGGAGAAACTGGAGAAACCGGAACAACCGGAGCAACTGGCGAAACAGGAGCAACTGGCGAAACAGGAGCAACTGGTCAAACAGGCATTTCTAATACAGGACCTACAGGACCTGGATTATCTATAACAACGTCTGGAACAGGGTCCATTCTGGTTGTGAATCCGGGTGATTTGACAACTGCGTTATACTCGAATAACCTAACCGTCGATAATAATAAAATCAACATTACCGGGGATATTCTACCAACGGTTTCCAATGAATATACTCTCGGTAGAACAGGAGCTCGTTGGCGTGATATTTTCATCGGTCCCGGATCCGTTAATATCCAAGGCCCGGGAGCATCTTTTGCAACGATTGGATCGGACAATCAAGGAATCGCTTATACAGAACAAGGTTTTGCGAGTCCGTTCGTTATAGTTGGACCCGCAGAATTGACGCCACAGGCGTCTGGTGGTTGGAAACTCGCCCCAACTGGAACATACGGATCATCAGAATATGATTTGATCGTGAACGAAGTGAATCCAACCACGGGTTTACTTGAGGGTCCCGCTTATTCGTTGACAAAGGGCGTTACGGGAGCCACAGGAGCAAGTTTGACGGGACCAACTGGAATCAATCATACGGGAACAACTGGAGACACCGGCGAGACAGGACCCACTGGCACTTCTAATACCGGCCCTACAGGACATTCTTCTACGGGAACAACTGGCGAAACGGGGCCTACAGGACATTCGTCTACCGGAATAACTGGCGCAACGGGACCAGCTGGAACCTTTTCCGGATTCTATAGTCAAGGATCCTCCATTACATTAACATCAAACGTCGATAATTATGTATTGTCGGATACAAACACCGCCTATGTCATTACAAGTTCAACCGCGGCTTCATACAACATTTACGGTTTTGCAGGAGGCGCGGTTGGTCGGTACATAATCATAGTCAACGATTCAAATCACACGCAAACGTTTCACAATGAGCAAAGTTCATCGACCGATGTTAATCGATTGTATATGTCCGGACCGTCTAGTGGGACCAGAGCAGTTGCCAAAGGAGGATCTATTTCGTTCGTTTATTTATCTGGATTAACAATACACGGAACCGTGGATTCAACGAGTAGGTGGGTTTTAGTAGCGACTGCTTAGAATTGATCTAGTTTTGTAATAATTTAAAAATATTACAAAATTTACCGGAAACCTGGAATTCATATAATGAAAAAGGTAAGGACTTGAAATACCCAGAGAGGAGGAGGGGGCTGGGGGTCTGGAATCCGCGAAGCGGATTCTGATGACCTCCGGTTCCCCTAACAATAGTAATAATCGCCAAATTTGACGGCATTTTTTATAGACCTGCTCATTTTGGCGGCGGAGACGCCTTCACTTGCCGCCGCTTTCGCAATGGTTTCCCACTTTCCCAACAACGTCAAATTATTTTAAAAGCGGTTTTTATAAAAGCAACATTTTTTAAAAGCAAGTTTGTGCGCAATTTTAAAAAAGTGCTTTCCCTACAGGGAAAGCACTTTTTGTATGCATTATGCTAAGACGAAATTTCAACGAAACTCAAAAACTGAAAGTCAGTGTCACCAACCTTTTCCTCCTGTGGTTTTTTTTACATTGATCGCCGGTCCCTGACGCTTCTTTGCTTTGCTAGGATCATACTGTTCGTCCTCGTCATCGTCACCCATATTCTTCGATATTTCCCAGAATTCTTTGGAGCCCAACTTGAAGTCCGGACGGTTTTCAGCCTTGTACCAGAATATCTGGTCTTGTAATTTGTTCGACTTGGCGTTATTATTTATCACGAGACATTCGAAATTTTCCGTAGTTTGATCCATGACAGAGCAAAATGACTCCATAGTTGGAAACATGGACGCATAATTCTCCCAAATACGTTTGCGATTTGTCATGTAAGGTTCTCGTAAAATAAAAACATAATCTATGTTGGTTCTCAGGTTGGGAGGAATGCCTAACGGATATTGCATTGTGATGATTAACATGACCTTCCAATGACGTCCGTTCATGAAGAGGAGACGCATCATCTTATCACGAGTCCATGTTTGGTCATACAGACAATCATCCAGAATCACGAAAGCGCGAGGGTCGATCGTGGTTCTACGATAGGTCTCCATCTCTTTGCTCATTTGCTTTAAAACTGCTCGCTGTCTTCGTAACACATTTTCGATCAAAACTGTGTTGTACTCTTCGTGAATGAAAAGTTTAGGAACATGAGCAGCATAGAAGCCGTTTCCAGCTTCTGTTCCCGAAATAACGGTTCCAATGGGAATATCTTGGTGATGGTATAAGAGATCGCGCACCAGGTACGACTTACCCGTGTCACGACGACCAATCATGACAATGACGGGACCCTTGTTTTCATCGGGCCTAAAAGTGATCCATCGCATATCAAACTTTTTCAATTCCAGTGACATCTTTAGGAATTTTCGACTTATTATTAAGAAACATTAAATCTCAGGTCAGGGAACCTACTCAGGGAACCTTTTGCTTCGCTAAGGTTCCCCGAACCCCTCCCTTTCTGTGCATGAAAAGGTAAATAAAACTATCTTAAGCTCTTCTACATTAAGGGAGGGGTACAGCGAAGCGGCGGGGAACCGTAGGTTCCCTGAATTTATATTCTTAAATACCTTATATTATCGCCGCCAGGATGTCCGATACTGTAAGTCAAAATCCATTAAAAATACATTATTGTAAATATGAGTCTGTAGAATACGATGCAGAACAAGAGTCGCAACAAACAAAACCAAGAATGATCAATCTAGAATATTTAGCCTCTTTATCTCCTAAAGATCGCCCGTGTCCCTTCCAAATCGACAATCTACAGCTCTATAATCCAATCTATCACGAGTTTTTCGATATGACGGAAAAGAAAGCCGACAAAATCGCACTAAATCACCCCTATCACATGCAAACCATGACCAAGGTGTTCGATATTCAAAATAGTAAATTTTTAAATAAAGATGTGCATATCAAATTTTCTCCACTCCTTGATCCCGTGAGGTATATGATTGGCAAGTACGATCTAGGAGACAAACGCATTACTACTATGCCGAATTTATCATCTACAGAAACAACTGTTTTCCCAAAACTTTTATCATATAACAACACATCATATATCGATTGTTTTTTTAGCTACTTGACTGGTACTCTATTACACAAGCGTGGATTTTTACACGGAATTGATTTTTATGGTTCTTATCTAGGAGTTCAGAACAAGTTTCGTGTATGTTTAACCGATGATTTGGATTATGTGCGTAGATATGATTTTTTTAATGAAAATGTGGGAAAATTATTTTACATCGACGACACGAGTGTGGGATATAAATCAGAAGACGACGAATTTGCGAAAATAGCCAGATCTCATAAAAATAAACATAAGCTTGATTTAAATGCATCCAATAAATCTTTTGTCTTGGAATCAGAGGAGCTGGAGGAGCTGGAGGAGCTAGAAAAAGGTGTAGAAGAGGAATTGGAGGAACCAGTCTATCAGAAAGAGACGGGGTCAAATAGTTCGTCGGAGAAGTCATCGAATGACAGCGAAGTAAATTATAGTTCGGATGGAGATGACCATGAATCAGAAGAATCTGATGATCCAGATGATTCTGAAGAAGAGTCAGAAGAATGGGTGTCGGACTCGGATGAATCGTCATATGAAGAAGACGAAGAGATTTATGGTTATATTAACAATTTCCCGGTGCAAATGATATGTTTGGAAAAATGCTCGGGAACCTTGGATGAGTTATTTGTAAAACATCAAATTAACGAGAAAAACGGCGCGAGCGCTTTATTCCAGGTCGTCGTATCTATATACGTCTACCAAAAACTATTCAAATTCACACATAACGATTTACATACGAATAATATCATGTGGATCAATACGGACTTGGAACACCTTACCTATAAAATCATGGGTAAAACATACAAAGTTCCCACGTATGGAAAGATATTCAAACTCATCGATTTTGGTCGCGCGATTTATAAATTCCAAGATAAGCAGTTTTGTAGTGATAGTTTTGCAAATGGAGGAGACGCGGCGACTCAGTATAATTGCGAACCCTTTTTCAATTCGAAGAAGCCGCGCTTAGAACCCAATTATAGTTTCGATCTTTCGCGTCTTGGAACTTCTATTTTCGATTTTTTAATGGACGAGAACACTCCTGTGTCCAACATGAACGATTTACAAAAGACCATCAATCGATGGTGTACGGATGATAATGGCAAAAACGTATTATATAAAAAGACGGGCGAGGAACGATATCCAGGATTCAAGTTATATAAGATGATAGCAAGGACGGTTCATAAACATAGTCCAGAGAATCAACTCAAATATCCATATTTCAATCAATTTGAAACGGATCTTGGAAACAACGAAATATTAATGAACGTCGACGAATACTAAAAATAAATATCACATTGAATATATGTGCAAATTTGGTAGACTTTCGCATTTCTTGGAGACAAAAAAACGCGCAGAAATAATATCCTTTTTACGAAATGCAAAAATATTAGATCAAACGCCCGTATTCAAGGTATTTCATACAC